GTCGCAACTAAGTGAAAACGAAGCTAAAAGGGCATTTTGCCCAGATAACCTCGTGGTTCCGCTAAGGATGTTTCCATCTGACGCGGACCGTGTCGCTCATCCCTTTAAAAAAGAGGTGTACGACAGTGAGGTACAACACTATATAAAATATGGTGTTGCACACCTCGTGGGACGACAGGTACCCTCCTGTCTCTCACTAACGGCTCTAGGACCAAGAATTGGCTTAAAAGACGTCGAACCGCTCCTCGAGATGGGATACCATCTAGAGAAGCTGCACTTGGACGGTACGACCTGGAAGGCTGTACCGCCTAAGGAAGTGACTGGATCCACTTTAAGTGAATCACAGAAAACTTACTTCTCCGAACTAATGGAATCATTAGACCGGGGAACGCAATCATCTTTAAACTTCAATGAAGAATCAGATGACGAGACCTCCTCACTAGGGTCAATTGACCCAGAGGAAGAGGAACCCGAACTAAAGGTAAACCCATGGCATACCTATAGATTCGTTTATGAGGATCCGTTTAAAATAAACGCAGCCGCATTAATGCGAAATCTTCAAGGTTTACCAAACATGAAGATTTTGAACTGGCTGGGAGGAGTAAAACGCCTCACAGACAAGATTCCGACGCTATGTCTAAAAGACAGAGCAACAGGAAAGAACCTAAAGAGAGGCATGCCACTCTTTAAGATTCGTGATCCAAGCGTTATTCTTAACGTATTGGAACGCCACACTCATTGGGGCAAAGCACTGATGAGATATGGAATGCCTTCTGAAGAAAATAAAATCGACAGATGGGCACGTACCCTCCACAAAAGAATTAGATTCTTTCTGGAAGGAAAACACGACCCGATTTGGTCTAAAGAACAAATCGAGGACGCCTACGGGAAACGTGATTATCAACCGCGTTTAACGAAGCACCGAGTCTTAAGGTTCTTACAGATCCTTCAGACCGTTGACGGTTTGTTTGTTCAGGCATACCTGACAGACATAACCGCAGGATGGAATTGGCAATTATTTGACAACTACGTCCTTGGAGCTATTCACCGCCTATTAGGCGATGAATTCCTCGATGGTGAACTAAATGAGAATTTCTCTATAGAAAACACCATTACTGTCTACGAGAAGCTTAAAGCTTATCGCGGGCAGCTGAAAGAGGAATTCCTAAGAGGAAGGCCTCTTTCGGCCGGCACTGGCATTCAGCTAGTGCTCGCAAACTCAATTGATATAATCAATGGAGCGGGCGAGAGTATGTATCGAACCCAATTGGGGGCGGTCATTACTCAGACTCGTGGGTGTGGAACTCCACCACCACTAGTCGTGTTGAAAGCTAAAAGAAAATTTCTTTTAACCGTCAGCGGCGACTCTCCCCCTTTAGAAAAGGGGCAGGAATCGCTTATCAGGATTTGTTTACAACAAATTGTAAATGAAATTCCTGACCACGTCTTCACAGGTCTTACAACTAAGGCCGGTGTAAACGTTACGACCTCTGCTTGTTTCGAAGAAATAAGATCAGAGGGCGG